GACCGGCGCCGACCCCGCGCGCATCGAGGTCCGCAAGCAGATCCGCGACGGCGCCCACGATGGCGCTCACACAACCCGCAGCGCATAACCGCAGGTCACAGCGTTACCGTCACCCGCCGCACCGTCCCACATTCCCGCAGGTCACAGCACCGCGGCCGGTGACCCTTACCCGGCATCAGGTCATGCGGTGATCCTGCTTACGATGGCGCTCACAGCAGCGGCCACCCGGCGCATAATGGCTGCGTGACGCCACGCTGCACCATGCCCGGCTGCCCCGTCCGTTACCGCGGCGGACCCCACCGGGCGTGCCCTGAGCACCAGCAGGACAACCCCGCCGGCGACTGGGCCACACGCATGGACGAGTTCGGCCTGGAGATGGCCAGCCAGCCCGGCTTCCCCATTAATGGCGGCAAAGGGATGGACGTCATGCAGCATGACCATGGCACCGGTGACCATGGCTGACCACCCTGCGCGGGCCCCGGTGAATCACGTGGCCCTCCACCATCCACGCGGTGACGTTTCCGCAGGTCAGGCGCACGCCCAGGGCGATTTTGCGATTACGGATGATCTTGCTGCGGACCCCGCATGCCGCGCGTGTGTTGACGGGCCAGGATTCGCCACGTCAGCGGGACAATGGTGCTGTGAAGGTTGTTGAGCGTGCCGCCCGGGCTGAGCTGCGGGCGCTGTCTGCGCCGTTGCGTTCGTCGGTGCTGGCGCGGGTGGTGGTGGACCTGGCGCGGCGGCTCGACGCCGGCCCGGGCGACCGGGCCGCAGCAATGCTGGCCCGTGAACTGCGGCTGGTGACCGCCGAGCTGCACCGGCGGGCAGCTGATGGTGGTACCGGCGAAGTGGAGGCGTTCCTTGCGGCCGTATCCAACCCCGCGTTTCGAGGTCCCGGCGACTGACCGCCCGTCGTATGGCGGTTCGCTCGTGGCCGCTGCCGCGGCGCTGGGGGTGCCGCTGATGGGCTGGCAGGAACACGTCGGCGGGGTCGCGCTCGAGCACGACGGCGGCCAGCTCGCCTACCGCGACGTCGTTGTGTCGACCCCGCGGCAGTCGGGCAAGTCGACGCTGGTGCTGGCGCTGGTGGTCGCCCGGATGCTCGCCGCGCCGTCGCAGACGGTCCTGTACGGGGCTCAGACCCGGCTGGCGGCCCGGACCAAGCTGTTTGACCGCTGGTGGCCGAGGCTGCGCCGTAGCGGGCTGCGGGACATGTTCAGCCTGACCCGGGCGACCGGCGCCGAGTCGCTCCGGGCGGTCAACGGGTCAGTCATGTATCTCCTGAGTGCCGACGAGGGCGCTTCGCATGGCGAGACCCTGGATTTGGGCATTCTGGATGAGTGCTGGCGGCTTTCCACGCCGGCGGAACAGGCAGTCAGGCCAGGTATGAGCACCCGGCCGAATGCCCAGATTTGGATGCTGAGCACGGCGGGCACTGACCGGTCGGTGTTCTGGCGGTCCAAGGTCGACGCCGGGCGTACCGTCGCCAAGCTCGGGCTCACTGAGGGTGTGGCCTACTTCGAATGGTCCGCGGCTCCCGGAACGGATGTGACGGACCCGGCGACGTGGCCCACGTTCATGCCCGCACTCGGTGAGACGGTCGCCGAACGGACGATAGCCGCCGACCTGGGGGCGATGGACACCGCCGAATGGCGCCGCGCCTATGGCAATGAGTGGGCCGACGAGTTCGGCGGCTGGGCTGCTATCCCGCGGGACGTGTGGGCGGCGGCCAGGCTATGACCGGGAAGCGCGGCGGCGACCACCAGGCGGTCAGGCGGGCGCTGCTGCCACGTGTGGCCGGGACTGCCTGCCCGCGGTGCGGCTGTCAGATTCTGCCGGGCCAGGAGGTCGACCTGGACCACGTCGACGTGCCGGTCGTCTACGGCGGCGGTGGCCGCCGGGTGCTCGCTCACCGGCGTTGTAATCGGTCAGCTGGTGGCCAGCTGGGCAATGCACGTAAGGCGGCCAGCCGGGACAGTGCGTGGAAGAGGGCAAAGGTCATGCTGGCAGAGGTCACGCTTGGGCTGGAGATATCCGAGCACCGGGACCACACGTCGGTGGCTGCGGCCGGGTACGGCGCCGATGGTGTCGCGGTGGCCGAGCTCGCCGCGTATCTCGACGGCCCGGACGCCGGCGTGGACAAGGTGGTGGAGCTGCAGGCCGCTGGGGTGGTGCTCGCCGTCGCCATCGACCCGCATTCGCAGGCCGCGACCCTGCTCCGGCCGCTGGCTGATGCTGGGGTGGCCGTGACCGAGCTCAAGGCCATTGATGTCATCGTCGCGCACGGCCGTTTCCTGGACGAACTCAAGGCGGGGCGGCTGAGGGTGGTGGGGTCGCCGGAACTGGACCAGGCGGCCAGGCTGGCGCTCGCCAGGCCGCTCGGCGGTGGCAGTACGTGGCTGCGCCGCGGTATGGCGGGTGACGTGGCGCCGGTCACCGCCGCTACGTGGGCGGTGTGGGCTCTGCTGTGCCTGCAGCGTGTCCCGCCTGCGGAGATCTTCTGATGGTGGTGGCGGACGTGGGACGATGCATTCATGGATGATGGCCGTCTCGCGCGGATCCGGGAGGATCCCGCTTCCCCGGCCTCTCAGGAGCTGCTGCACCGGCTGCTGTTTGAGGTGCTCGAGGATGTCGATGCGATGACGTCCATCGACGTGCCCCGGCTGCGGGCGTTCGCCGCGATGCTGTCGGATGTCGCCCAGTATCAGCCGGCGGCTGATCGTGCGGCGGCGAAGGCGGGCGCGGCGATGACCGACCGTCTCGCCGATTTCCTGGCCAGGCTGGGGCGGCTCGCCGCCCGCGAGTTCGGCGGCTGGTGACCCGTGGCCGAGGGTGACGCGGACGGCCAGGCGGACCGTCAGATCACTGAGCTGCGGGCTGAGATCAAGGCCGCGCGGGCGGTGGCGGCGCCGCTGTGGCCGGACACTGCTGCGAGGCTGGACCGGCTGGCTGCTGCACTGGACCGGCAGGACGGGGACGGAGAATGATCCGCGGGTGGCTGGTGGTTTGCCTCGCTTCGGCGGGCATGTGGCGGCTCACCTCGCCGGGCTGGGGCCTGCTCACCGCAGCCAGCCTGGTGTATGTGATGTGGGACCAGTTGACGGCGTTTGGCGGTGTCCTGGGGAGGGTTTCCGCGGGTTTCGCGGCAGCCCGCCGCGTGGTGCGGTCTGCCGTTCACGCGGTACCCGCCAGGGGTATCCGTGGGATACTGGGCTAGCAGGTAACGGCGCGGACCAGGGCCGGTGGTTTCGGACCCTCACGGCCCTGTCCCCCGTTCGCCGAGGGTCCGATTGGAAGGGTGCGTGATGGCATCCGATAGCGCGCCAGTGCAGTGGCCCGGGCCGGAGATGGCCGGGACGCTTGACCAGCCCATGACGGCCACGGCGTGGCCCGGGCCGCAGCTGGCGCCGGCGCTGGGGCCGGAAGGCGTGACGCCGCTTACCCCGGCGCCGACCGCGCAGGAGCACGCGGCGGGTGACCGGTGATGGCTGGGCATGAGATAACCACGATCCTGGGCGGCAGCCGCGGCGTCCCGCCGCTGATGATCCGCGACCACGGCGCGTGGGAGCAGCAGGCAGCTACGGAGAACCGCGCCCGGGTGGACGAGCAGATCAAGGCCGCGGTGGCTGACATCGAGCGGGGGGACACCGAGCGCCGGTACGCGCAGCCGCTGCAGCGGGCCGATCTGGTGGACGGGATGCGCGCGAATGCGGCGCTGGCCGCCGAGGCGCGCGAGGCGCCGTCGCGGGTGATGCGGCAGCTGGAAGAGTGTGAGGCCCTTGTCGCGGGCCTGGCCGCCAGTGAGCCGCCGCAGCCCAGCGCAGAGCAGGCCCGGCGGGTGCAGGACAACGAATACTCCTATGGCCTGGCCGCGTGGATGGCCGCGCACCGGTGAGCGCGGGCCGCCCGCCGGTCGGTGTGATACCTGCCGCGGCGCGAGCCGTGACCCGGGGCGGGTCAGCTGCCGCCGTGGGCGGCGGCAGCAACCACCAGCCAGAATCCGGCAGCCGCAGCCGCCGCGGTCACTAGCACCCACCCGGCGCGGAGCAGCCACCACGCCGCGGGATGTTTCAGCTGCCGCGCCTGGGCCATGTGTGAGTTGACGCGCGGGTGGCCGCCCGGGTTCACTCGCCGCGGCGGTTCCGCTCGATGATGGCGGCGACGTCCTCAGCGGAGATCCCATGCAGGTGCAGGTGGACCTCCTGGGGCCGCTCGAGCGCGGGCCGCGGCTCTGGGAGCGCCTGGGATCGCCGCTGCGCGACGGGGTGAGCCGGGTACACCAGCCGGGCCGGTTCTGTGGCCCTGTGCCGCAGCCGGAACGCGACGTACGCGGCCCCGGCGGCGGCGGCGATCCCGGCGAGCACGGCCGCCACGATGAGCACCAGGTGGACGAGCTCGGCCACGGCGCCGGCGACGACCGGGAGAACCTTGACCGCCAGGGCGACGGCCACGACCGCGACCACGGCTGCGCCGAGGCCGCTGCCGCCGCTGCCGTGGGTGTGGGCGCCGTCAGGATGTCCCGT